CCACGGGTTTCGCGTGCCCTGCATTCCCGGCCACTACGGTCACGTTTGCGTCTGCCCCGCCGGATCGCCCGCCCTGCACGTTGTTGCTGTAGTCGAAGGTGAAATTTATCGTTCCGCCGGTGATGGTCCCGGCGATCGGAGTGCCCGATGCATCGTTGACCGTCACCGCGCTGGCTGATCCGTAGTTGCCGCCCGGATTGGTCGTGAAGTACATGCGGTAGTACCCGGTGCCTGAATTCGTGAGGTTGGTGTTGCAGTTCAACGCTCCGGCCGCCGAGTACGGATAGTCGCGCGTCGTTCCGGTATTGTCATAGGATGTGAAGTTATTCACGTCGGCGGCCGCGTATCCTTGGATAGTCACGCCTGTGCCGCCGCCGTTTGGATTCGTCGGCGCATAAAATCCGGCCTTCAAAGCCGAACCTACGAAATTCAGCAGCAGAGCGGCCGTCTTGCCGGTGACCGATCCCGCGGACGCCAGCCCGTTGATATTGCTGGCCTGGCGCAATTGGTATTGAATCTTCGTGTAAATCTGTTGCAACGAGGCTGAAACCGGCGCGGCGCGTTGCAGTGTGAATGACGCGCCCGATGCGGCGCCTAGAAGGGTTCCGGTGATCGGGATCGCGGTGGTGCTCCCTCCTGACCCGCTCACCGTATAAACGCCCTTTGCCGCGCCACTGTGGATTGTCAGCGTTCCGCCATAGTAGTTTGCGATCGTGATGCCGGCCGCCGCAGACGTGAGCGCAGACGCCCCGCTCGATCCGGCGCCATCGATTCCGGAATGCGTGCCGACATCGACAACAATGCCGAACGATCGAGCCGCGCCGGACGTGTCAACGTCCTTTGCGAACGCAGACGCAAAATATTTGACGTTGATTTCGCTATATGGCGATGCCGTAATCCCGACATCCGCCGAGCTGATATTCAAATCGACATCGTTCGACAGCAGCAGGTTGACCAAGTACGCGCCGGTTCCGGTCTTGCCGGTGTCGGCCAGGACCGAATCCTTGTACAGCTTCGAGTATTCGCGGACGAATCCTTTCAAGAAAGTCCGGGTATCGAAGGTCGTCGTCGTCGCGTCGGCCGCAACATCGCCGTAGACCTGGACGCCTTGATTCGCAGCGTCCGTGTAAATGAAATTGCTCGCCGCCCCGGTCGCCGTGGTCTGGTAGTAAAGCTGCGAACCAGCCGAAACAGAGCCAAGCGATACCACGCCGGCATACTGACGCGCGAGAACTCCCGCCGCGTTGTACTCGGACCAACCGCCGTCCCGCAGGTAGCCCCGCGTCGCATCGTCGCCGAAGGTCCATCCGTTGTATGTCGCTCCGTCAGTTCCGACAAGGAACTGGCCGGACAAAACGTCCAACGCGTAAAACGGGAATGGGAAATCGTTATAGGTCGAGGTCGTCCACAGGTCGACGATCTTGGAGTATAGAGCCTGAAACGCGACACCGTCCTTCGCGACCAGGTTACCCGCGACATTCAGGGTGATCTTTTTCGTGGTCGTGTTGACCGTCAGTTCGGTGCCAACGTTTAGGCTCGACTTGCTGGTGATTTTTGACATGATCAGACCTCTTTTGCGTCAATGGAGTAATTCGAATTTGAGAAGCGCCACAGTCCTCCGCCTATCGGCATTGGCGGATCGTCCGGGATGAATTGGTACGCCCCGAGTACGAGCGGAAAGATATCCTGGAATTCGTGCCCGAGAAAGCGCCCGTCCGTCGTGGAAACGATATGCAGATTCATGCGTACGCCCTGTCGACTGTTTGCGCCACCGGAAGCGACACATTGCTTGCGGACAGCAGATAGTTTCGGATCGCGAACGGCGTATATCCGGACTTGTACAGGCAAATATCCACGTGATCTCCGGCCACGTACGAGTACCCAAAGGCGTAGGTCGTTCCGGCGTTCGCATCGACGTTGACGCGCTCGGTCGAAGTACCGGCGCTCAAGATCGCGATGTCGCTTCCTGAAACGAGGCCCGTAAGCGTAAGCGTTGCAGCGTTGTTGACTGTGGTCGATGCGCCCGAACCGTTGCGAATTGATGGGACGGACCCGCCCCCAACAATATTGATCGTTACCGCGCCGCCTGAATTGTTATAAATCGCCTCGTTTCCGGTCGAGCCGCTGCTCGAAGCGTAACCCGTGAACGTATTAGCGGAAAACGAGTATGTGCCCGCGGTGGTGATCGTAATCGCGTGCCCCGTGCCGACACTCGTGAATGTCGTTCCGCTGATCGTTCCAAGGTTTGTCGTGGTGCAGGCCGTGGTGCCGCGTGCGCTTAGTACTTTGCACCCGCTCAGGCCCTGACCGTTTAGCGTGATCGTGTAATTTCCGCTGAACGTCGCGCCGTCAAACGCCGGCATACCGGATTTGCCGATAACGTCCCACCCAATAATAGACGCCCCGGCCCAAGTCATTGTGGCGGATGTGCTGCTTGACGCGTGGATCGTGAAATTCTGCCGCACATTGGTAGCCAGCACGCATGCGGTGAACAGATACGTGTCACTGGCGCCAGCGTAAATCGTGAACGGCGCGGAATTTACTCCGCAATTCCACAGCAAGTCAGTAGATAACGGCAACTCATACGAGCAAGCGTTGAAATTGACATAGGTCGGCGTGCTGCCGTCGCCAATTTGAAGATTTTGCCGGTTCAAGCCTTGGCCGCTTCCGTTGGCGCTCGCGGCTTTCTGCACCTGCCCCCAGCCGTCGTATATGTTGTCTAACGCCGTCGGAGTTATAGGTTTCAGCGCGCAGCCTCCGAGCAGGACACAACCGTTAGTCGCGATCAGCGGTTTCCACGAAACGATTGTCGCCGCGGTCGTTACTTTATGGACGAAATATCCGACTTTCTTGATGACCGTCCAGTCGATCGCCCCTGCGGATGATGCAAGCGCTGTAGCATTTCCTACTGCGATGTGACTGGTAAATGTGTCCGCAGAGTTGGCGATGGCTTTGACTTGTATCGTGTACGCCACCCAATTGTTACTTGAGTCAACGAACACCAGTATGTATCCCTTCGCTCCCACGGCCGCACCTATGCCGTTAAGCCGATAGCTGACCGCCACGATTTGGCCGGCTAGGTTATATGTGCTGGTGAAGGTGTCGAAGAACCCTCCCCATGTGTTGGCTGCGTCTGTCGTGCTTTGAGAAGTGCAATTGCCCCACGGTAGCGTAACTAGGGAGCCTGATGCGCTCGTGGCCACGGCAGTTCCCATGTTCACGCCCGCGATTGCGGTCAGCCCGGATACTGTGTTTGGAGCTGACGTTGCCGGCGGGTCGTAAGTGCCATTCCATCTCAACGTCGTGAGCACTGGTCGCGCGTCAATATCGACTCCGCCAGCGCCTCCGACAGACTTGTCACGAACGGCGATTACCCAACTGTTGCCGGTCTTCGTAGTTACCTCGTTGAGGCAAGTCACGGTAGGACAGACGCCCGCTGTTACCTGGTTCCTATGGCCCGCAATAGATACGACGGTGTTTGATATTTTTCCGTCCTGGATCATTTCAGACGCCGCACCGAGCAAATAGTTTGTTCCTGTTGAAGCCCAGCTATAGAGTATCAGACAGTTATTAGTAGTTGTCGTCGGAGTTCCGGACGCCAAGGTTTTCGTTCCTGTCGTCCAGTCGGTGCGTAGATATGCGTCAATCGGCGTGGTTTGATCCACATTGCACACAACTATGATATGACAGGTCCAGTTGTGGTTACCGCCGGCGAAGGTCGGAACAGTTTCGTTACTCGAAGCTGCTACTTTGTACAGCCATCCCTGCCGGCAACCGCCTCCGCTGCTGTCCGCCTGAGTGCCGATGTTCGTCCACCCGGAAGCCGTGATGTTCGTTCCGCCCACGTCCTGAGACACGCAGCAAAAAATCACATCGTCCGAATCATGAGCCGGTAGAAACGGCGGCGTGTAGCTCGTGCCTGCCGCATCCGATACAAAATTGGCGGTACTGTTGACGTAGGACATGTCTACCCCACGACCCGGTACGTTATCTCGTCCACCGCGAATTCGCCCCCCGGAAAAATGGTCGGGACTTTTCCGTTGTTGGTTTGGATATTTAGGTTGCAGCCATTGGCGCCAACAGTTCCGTCAAACACAGCTCGGAGATCTGCTGTTACCGCGCGCAGCCACTTAGGTTTCCCTGTTCCCGCCGTATTCCGATCGGCTTCAATCGGGTTGGACTTGATGACGCCGCCCGCCGCAGGCGCGAAGGCAGGCGATCCGAATCGAAGCGTTGCAAGCGGAGCCGTCAGCACTGGGGCGTCTGCTGTTTCCGCTTTCTCGTCGCCCATAATCCAAATGAATCCGCCGTCGAGCAGACGGGCGAGTGCGTCGGCCTCTGCGTTGATCCCGAGAATTGAGACTTTGAGGTCACGCATCCGGAACCTCTGTCACGGTCATCGTGCCATCGGTATTGCGCCGAACTGTCTTGCTGCCGGAGGGCAGATTCATCGTCACGTTGATCGCAGGCGGCGCAACGTCCCTCGCCCCCGCGAGCGCGGACATCAACATATCAATCTTCGAATTCTGCTGCTCGATCGCCCGCGCAAAAACTTCAAACATCGCGTTTTGCGTCGGTTCCGCTGGCGCCGGTTCCTTTGGCGCGGCCGGGGTTGGGTCCGTGGATGGCGCCGCGGGCTTTTCACCAGGCGTCGCGGCTGGCGCCGCTGGCGTAGGTGCGGTCGTGTCGGGTAGGCCGAGATCCGCAGCACGCTTTTGCGCAATCTCGCGCTCCTCGTCGACGATCTCAGGGTCGTCGCCCTGCTCCGCGATCACACTGTCGCGCGAGCGGAAACCGGCTTGCACTTCGGCCTGCTTCGCTTGCACGTCCTGTACGGGATGCAGATATTCCCACCCGTGGGGGGACCACTCGACCCGCTTCTCGTCGTCGGCATCGGACGCGCTAACTTCCCCGGCAAGCACCGCCTGATCCACGTACGCATCACGTACCGGCTGGCAGAACTGAGGGATGATGATCTGCCACTGCCTTTGCTCGGCGAAGCGGCGAAACTCATTGATGATGACGCGCAGCGTACGGTCGCTCACCTGGCGGATATCGCCCGTAACGAGTTCATACGGCAAACCCTGCCCTGCGGACGCGCCCAAAAACTGCGTGCGCATATACTCGGCGTAATTGGCGCCTCCGTCGGGCGGAGTAGAAAACTGGACCTCTTCGCCGGGCAGCAACTCTTGGAATATACCCGGCGCGAGTTGAGCCATCGGCGAGCCGTCGTCACCGTACTCGATCGGCTTTCCCGACATAGCGTCCAGGCCGTCGGCGTCCGGCGCCGGCTTTTTCAGGAATGCGGCGAACAGGTTTGCAAGCTTCTGCCGCTCAAGCACGGCATCGTCGAAGTCCGCGATGTTGCGCAGGCGCGCCAGCACCGGCGAGAAATCCGGCACCCCGCGCAGTTGGCCGGGCCGCTTCGGCTCGAAGACGTGCAAAATCTCGTCGGCCGGAACCCGCACCAGCATCGTCATGTCCACCTGGACACTGAAAAAGTCCACCGGATGCGCGCGGAAAATCCAGTACGCCACGCGCTGGCTCATGTTGTTGAGTTCGATCCCGCTGCGGATGCGGTTTCCAGTCATCATGCCGGGCCAATAGTCCGTGTCCAACATCGGGACGTAGTCTGATTCGATCAGCTGCACCTGTAGCGGCACGGCCATGCCAAAGGTCGGGCGCCGATAGCGCAAGCGCACGAAACACTCTCCGCTCTCAAACCATGCCCTCGTGACAAGGGTTTGCTGTCCGTAGAAGTTGAGCACCCCGTCCGCGTCCGAAACTCGAACCCACTCGTTCCAGCGGTCTATCGACGCGCTTTTCTTGGCTTTGTCAGTGATGCGCTTGGCACGGGGCACAATGCCCGTGCCGATAAGGTTCGTCGTCCAGTGGGAAACGCCGGCTGCCGCCGCCCCATCGTTTCGCGTCGCGTCGCGCGAGCGATCCCGAATTTTTGGCAGGCCTTGCAGGGCGCGGTTCGGCCCTGAATGCGGGGGGTTCCACCCGCGCATCCGCCGCCCATTCCCGCCAACGTCGTACTGCGCGCGGATCCCGTAATCCTGCGCCTGCAGCTTGGCGTCTTTGGCTTTTCTTGCGCGGGTCATTCTTGGTATCCCCGGCCGCCGTAGTAGGCATACACCCGTCGTTTGATAGGGGTGCCGGCCGCCGACGCCTCGTCCTTCGCCATTTGCGCTTCGAGGTCGTTGCGCGCCTTGATCAAGTCGTCGATCGAGCGGTACGTGATTTGTTTCGCACCAAGCGCTATCTGACGCTCTCCGCTTGCGATAGCCTTGTTTAGCGCGTCAATGTCAGATTGCAAAACGGCCATGTGCCGCCCCCGTGCAGAATTAAGTCATACCGAATTATGGTAAAAAACGCTAAATTTATTACGGCAGTAACTTTTCGCTTGTTAGAATCTTGATTTGGTAGTACTATTTCAAGAGCAAATGGAGGACTAAAATGTGCTCAAAAATCCAGAGGCTTAGCCTCGCCGCGTTCCTTGGTCTACTTGCCGCGGGGTGTTCAAAACCCCCGGCCATCGTCGCGCCGCCTGCCCCGCTTGACATTGCGAAAGCGCTGTGCGCGCAGGACTTGAAGCTTCACGTCGCATTCAAAGACCCGGCCAGCGTGACGATCGGGCGTGTCGAGCAAACCCCGTCGCCCCGGCGTTGGAATCTCGAAAAAGATCAAGCCGGCAACGTCGCGAAAGACGCCAGTGGCGACGTGGTATGGAGTCGTGCGCCGGATGACGACGACCCGAAACACGTTTACGTGCTGATGATGATCAACGCGAAGAATTCCTTCGGCGGATACGGCGGCGAGGAGCCGTACAACTGCGGTGTCGACGTGGAAGCAAAGAAAATCCTTGGAATAGAGAAAATCACGTCATGAATGAAGCAGTGAAGAACCCCCACGGGGGCGCGCGCTCGGCAGCCGGGCGCAAGCCGGCCGCCAACGGGGGCGCCATGCTAAAAGTCTCCGTGTCGATGGACGACCTCACCCGTCGAAAAGCGGTCGTGCTAGGCGAAGAGAACCTGTCCCGCGGCATCCGGCTCGCCGTCGACCTGGCCTACGATCGATTTCAGTCAGGCAAGGTACGCTGACCGGGACACGCGGCGCTGCTGGCGCGCGGAGGATCGCACTTCGAGCGGCGCGGCGTTGGGAATCGGGGCGTTAGCCTGCAAATCCCGTCGTTCTTCCCGCGTCACCCGCTCCGAATTCTGCATCAACGGTCGCGCCCATGCCGGCGCATTGTCCCATTTGAATTTTGGCCGATCGACGCCGAGGCGCAAACAGCCGGCGCGGATGTATGCGCATAGGTCGAACGACTCATTGCGCTTGCGGATTTGCTTCCAGGTGCCTGTCGGCAGTCGCACTTCCGACTGCAATTCGTCGAAAAATGCCGCGGGCAGCCAGTGCGGGAAGTGAATATAGTTCGGCCCCGGCACCGGGCGGCGCAAGCCTGTCGACACGGCGTCTTTCAAGAGGTTCGGATTTAGCAAGTACAGCGGGATATCGCCTTTTTCCTTGGAATTCCGCGCGCCGACCAGCGTCTCTTTGATCATGGGCGCCGTCTTGGTGCTCGCGCCTTTGACCAACATCACGCGTTGCCCCATGCCGGCACGCCGAACGCGCCGCATCCACGCATACGCCTTGTCCGTCACCCCGTCCTCGCCGCCGGAGTCGACCACGGTCAGGCGTACGCGAAGTTCCTGGTCCTCTA